AAATTAAACACATAAGTATTTTCATATTATTTCTCCTCTTGATCTATCAAGTCATCAAAGTAATTCTTTGGTAGACATAATCCACTCGGCATGAAACTTCGCACTCTTTCATATTCACTCAATTCTTTCCTCAAATATTCGATCTCAGCTATCGCGGCTCCGTAGCCCCAAGTAGACGGCCCTAAAGCAGATAATTCATAAGGCAAAATAAAACCCTTTTCAATTAGCCATTTATCAAATTCATTTTCTAATTTCTTGGCTGCGGCAAGATCAAATTCTACCATCTCGCCCATCGCATTTTTAATCATAAAAGTTCCTCGATCAACATATCAATAAAATCGTTATCGTTAGGGTCGTTATATCTGTAACATACGGCCCATCCGTTACTTACTTGTTCCCATTTTTCATCTACCTTTCCAAGATCCACTAAATTGTCTAATGCGAAATGAATATCCATTTTGGATAACCTAGTTTGAACTACTAAATTAGAAAAATATGGAAGATAACAATATCTACACGCAACGGACACTTTTAGATCTCGCGATAGCAAATTCCATTTTTCTTGATTAAAACACTTCATTTCCACATCTCCTCTTCGTGGCAACTAAGAGCTATAATGTTCCAATCCGTAACTCCATAAGACATTACATTACCACTACAGAAGCTCCTATAGGAATCTCTTGGTTTCCGCTTGGGTTTAACTGTGTCCTCAACAATTTCGGAAAATTGCGCCGCTGCAAGGTTGGCTCCCTGTATATTAACTTCTTTGACGCTTTCACTAAACTTTCTTATGGCATTTAAAGTCTTATTTAATTTTTTTTTTGGTGCAATGGTCGGTGTCAATTCCTCAACCTTAGGATATTTAACACAATTTCTACAGGATTTAGGCCAGCCTTCGGTTCCAAATCTTATATCCCTAAATTCGGTCTCCCAAATATCTTTTAAAGATCTCTGAAATAGATTTCCTTGAACCGACACACTTCCCGAAGTTCTTTCGCTCAGGCAAGGAATCACATCTCCATCCACCGTAATTCCGCAGGAAATAATACCGGCAGAACATTTATGCTCATCTTGAAGATTATCTGCTAGGATATATTTTACACCTTCCAATTCGCGAATCTTCTTTCTCAAATAAGAAATTCCTTCGGGTGGTAGCATAAATTCTGAGCCAGTTGTAAGTTGAATTTGCCAGGATTTGAAAGATTTAGCTATTTCCGCAAGTTTGTCAAACTCCCAAATATTGTGAGTTCCAAAGTTAGTGACCATTACGATTTTACTATATGGAACTTCTGGTAGATATGTAGGGTTTAAGTGGTCTTGCGGAGTATTTATAGATAGCCCAATAATACTAAATTTTTCCAGAGCTTCTTTGTTATAAGCAAATAACGCCCCGTTTGTAATAATCCTAACATCGCAATTATAAGACTTTAAAACGTCAACTACGGAATTTAAGTTATAAGAAGAAATCCCTCCTGGTTCCCCTCCACTCAAAGTAGCCACTTCGACTCCGTAGGACCCAATTTCTTTTGCGATATGGAGCATATGTTCTAAGGAAGGGTTCTCATTCCTTAATACGTCTTTTGACCCACAATATTTGCATCCTTTATTACAACAAAGTGTCAATTCCCAAATTACGTCTTTTAATTTAAGCATCTTTCCTCATCTCCTTTCTAATTTTTTCTATAACTTTCCAATTTCTGGATATTAACCCAGCCATATATTCTCTTGTTTCTTGAGAAAAAACCTCAAGATCGTTAAAGTCTTGAAGAATTTCACTTTTTCTAATTTGTTTCCATCTCAGGTCTTGCTCCGCCTTTTCCATTGTATCCCCTGTCCCATAATTTCCGGGAGATTCATCATCAAAGGCATAAATGAGTTTTTCTTTTACGGGTTTGTGAAATTTGATCATACGATTTCTTCCTGTCGCAAACTATATATCTTATTAAATTAATAGAATTTAAATGTCTAGTTACCGTGGACAGACTCAACATGTTTTCTACAAACGCTAGACATTATTTATCTCTTTCGGAGGAATCCACCTCCATTATCTCGTTTCCAAGGAACCACTCTATTTTGTCTTTGACTTTTAAGATCATCAATTTGATCTGCCAGTCCATTGGTTTCTCCTCTTGCTCCTCTAAATATTTAAGAACATTTTCGAGTAGAGATAAACCATTATCCGTGACTCTGTATTCTTTATCTGATCGAGAAAATTTTACCCTCAACTCCTCCAAGGTTTTTCTTACTTCTTCGTTGGGTATCATTTCTTTTCAAGTCCCCACTCTTTTATATCTCGTATGGTATCTACAAGTTTTTCATATTTAGCTAATATGGCTATTCCTGCGAGAGATACACTAGGGTCCCAAGAATCTTCTGCTTTCTTAATGGTCTCATAGAGATCTTTTTGAATTAGATCTAAGTAAACGCGATCTACGGGAGGTTTGCAGGGACGGGTTAACATTTTATCTGTAGCTATTAAATAAACGTCTTCTTGTGTCATATTTTCATACCTCATACACTGGACACGATCTGCATCCTTTAATTAATCTACCTCTAAATAGTTTAAATGTTTCGCCATACCAAATATCTTGTAAAAAATCATTACAGTTAATAACGTCCTGCCCGCAGATTTCTCCCTCGCAAAATGAACATGGAAACACAACCCCATCTACATTTATATAAGCACTAAACAACGTAGACTCACAAGGTTCTATATTCTGTTTTATTTGTTGTTTCATTGAATCATATTTTGGATGTCTATTTAAAAAATTAGTAAAACGACAAGCTGAGCATGAGTCAAACCCGAATTTAATCCAATTATCGAGACTATAACTCGCTATGGTATCGAATCCCTCTTCGCTCATTCTGGTGTAACCCTCTCCACGACCTTTCTTCTTAAGAGATAGGAATACTATAGCATTTAAGTCCTTGAGTCGGGAATCAGAAGAAATGTCCTTCACAGTCTCCATACAATTTTCGTATGTTTCCTCGGCCACCAGTTGATGGATATTAACCTGTTTCAAACCCGCCTTAGTTAACATTTTGACAGCAGAGTAACATACGTTTTTGTCATCATATCTGGATATCGCTACAGCGCCGCAAACCTCGGCCAATTTAAAGGCCCACTCGGGAGTCAGGCCCCATCCATTTATGGTAACATTGGGAACTACACCGTTGTCCCTACAATACCAAAATATTTCCAATAAATCGGGATTAGAAGTTAAATCTCCAATTCCACATGCAATTTGCAGTGTAGACTTTGGCAATTTGTTGAATATAGCCTTAAAAGTTTCAAGACTCATATTTTCTCCCTGACCCGTATTAGACTTGTAGCAGTGTTTACAGGGAACCCCATCTATTCCGTGACAAATTGTTGAGATCTCAATATCTAAGATCTCGGGACCTATAGGTGAAAATTGAGGGTCATCTTTCTTCTCTAATCCCCATCTACTAAACTCTCCGGTGACATCGTTAAAATCGTAGTTGTATGTTGGCGTGCGAACGGATCTAATGGACATGTGGCCTACCTCTCTATTGTAAACTCGTTGGTTAACTCAATCAATCTTTGGTCTTTTAGTTCTCCGACCCGTATTTTGATGTGGATTAGCGTATTTATTAGTTTTGACACCATTTTGCGATTAATCTCATATAATTCACATCCAGTCCCGAATTCCTCCGTTTCTAAATACAATGGCTCTTCTTCATCTCTAAATTTTACAACAAAACTAGAGGAACTGCTATTGGATACAAAACCCGATCTAGTTTTCATGTTTCACCTCACCTATTATAAAAATCAAATCTCCATTTAAATCTTTTAGATTCTCCGCCCTCGCGAAGGATATAATCATAGATCTCACCAAGAAGAGTCCCCTGTTCATCTCCAAATTGAACAGAATTTTCTCCTGGAGCAAGAGCTTTAGTTCTCTTGGGAGACCAAGACATTCCTCTGGATTCTTCTAATTCTTTAGCTTCTTGACACATAAGAGAGATTACATCTTCAAGAGTTTTAAGATTAAGTTTTTCGTCGATGTGACTTTTCCAGAACTCCCTTCCTATAATTGGAGAATATTCATCCTCATATTGCTTTATTAAATGTGAATTTTCTTTTATGAACTCACAAAGATGTAATCTCTCTTTAGTTTTATTTTCAATAATAAAACTTGTAGAACTACTATTTGAGACGAAACCAAATCTTTGTTTCATGATTATCTATTCTCCTGGCCCAAGAAAAATCCAAATATAGAAATGAACAATAGCCCAAACCCGAATACTATTGGCTTTAAATCATAGAGTCCGCTCGGAGATGGGATCGGATCTCCTAAGTAAGTTACTCTCAAGATTGCAAGACCTATAACTCCAAAGAACAGACCAAAAACTTCTTTGCGATTCATTTCCCCTCCCACAACATTTCAATAGCTATTTTGTACTTCTTATCCATTCTTTCTCTTGTCTCTTCGGGAAGATCTTTCATTCTCTCGAAACTTGAATTGTGCCGCACGTCCTCCCATTTTACATCAACCGCTATTTTACCTGCGACGAGAACCCTTTTAATGTAATCCACATAAGGCTCATTTTTAATATGAGTTAGAGCTATAAGCGCTCCAACCTCTTCTTCTGTCATATCAATTCTATCTGTGATATCAGAAATAGACACCTGCGGGCAATCTTCGAGAACATCGTGAAGGACCGCAATCACTCTTTCGGGCTCTGTTTTCATTTGGAGCATCACGTAAAGTGGATGCAGGATATAAGGAAGACCGACTTTATCGAGTTGACCACTATGCGCCCAAGCAGCCAGTATAATTGCGCTATCCAACCTAGAGGCTCCATCCCACAACTCCTCAATTTTAGACATAACTAGATCTACTCCTTAATACTATTTAATCTTGGCGACACGGCTCACCTCATTGCAAATGGCAATCTTTTTTCAACAATACCCTTTGCTATCTCAACATCCCCTCTATAGATATGTAATGAATCGTTTTTATCTATAAGTCTATATATTTTACAATTATTCGGACCATATACATACTTATTCATCATCCAAGTAACAGCAATCAGATTCGGTTGCCACGCATTAAATAGATCCCTAGATCTCCAGTCAATATGAAGATCTGCATAATTGATCCCATTTTCTTCTCCGATCCAGCGAGACCATACACGCTGCATGCAAGGAGACGCTGCATTTACAACATCAACTTCGGGCTCCCAAGTAATAGCTTGAGATCGATTGGACACGGTTCTGTTGTTTATTTGATCTTCTAATTGGTCTCTCAAAACCTTTAACTGATCCACAACTTTATTTTTTCCTTGATATTGAACTATTCTCTCTACATACAAATAAGTAAACTTTTTCTCTTCGGGCCATTTAGGATACTCTTCTTTCAAAAAATCTACATCAAACTCTTTTTTATACTGATCGATAGATTTAAAAGAAAAATCTGGATGGAATACTCCGTTAGACATTTGGTCAATCGCATTGCCCACCAGTGAAATTACTTGACAAGAATCTTTTGCATATTTAGGCTCTTTTAAAGATCCAAAAATAATATCTGTATTCGATTTCAGAACATTATTCAGCGCAGTTAACCATGCGATATTAAAATCGCCTGAATTTATTGTATAAAGTTTAGATAGATTCATTGTTCCATTCCTCATATTTTATAACAATTTTATTAATCTCTTCTTGTGTCCAAGGGGATCTTTTATACAAAGAATCCACTAATATTTCATTTTGACCTTTTTGAACTGAAACAACCAGACTATTTAGACTTAATTTGTAAGAAATAGTCATTTGGATTTCCTCTTTATGATTTCTTTTTTTGGAACGGGGGAAGAAAACTACCAAGTTACATTAATGACAATATCAAACAAATAGAATATTAACGTGATCACTCCCATAAATCCTATAAGTATAAGTATAATATTTATTGTAAGGGCGTCCATGAAAAATTCCCGTCGGCTTAAAACAAATACACCTCCAAGGAAATTAATAACCCCAAATAGTAATAAATATAACACTATTCTGATACAGGAAACTTCAATCATGTTTATTCCTCATTAAATTTGATCTTTCTATTATTTTCCTCTCACCAGAAGATATCCACTTCTTAATTCCATATTCATCCGCCGCTTCTTTTAAAATTTCATCTATATCTTCCTGAATCCAAAAATTATTTACGTATAAAGAATCAATCCAGTTAGCCGCCTCATCAAATACTGAAATAACCATATGGGACGGAAATATGTCACACGAGGCAAGAATTGTCATACGCGCTCCACAACTTTTAACCAATCTTTTGGATAAAATAAAACTTGATTGGTTTCTAAAACTTTAATGTATACATCTTTTGAACTAGGAGTTAAAATATTGTTGATTCTTGCTCGTTTCCCTACCAGACTATTCCCATCAAAATCTTCTCCTTTGATTATAAGGACCGTATCACGAGCTTGAAAAGACATTTATGATCTCCAATTGTGCGAGACCTTTCTCTTCTCCGTTGGGAATAAGTTGATATCGGTCTCCATCATTTAAAGTAATTATTCCATCTTGCGTTACATTAAATCCGTGAGATACAACTAGAAAAGAAACATCTTGGACATCGGCTTGCGGATCTTCGCATGAAGAAAGAAGCAGTACCAAAAGAGTTAATTGAGAGAACATTTTAATACTTCCTCAAATCTGAAAGGGCGCGAGTAAGATCCATCGAAGCTCGACGAACAGCCCCAGATTCTTTGGGACAGGAAGGAACATATGTATGTTGTTCTCCCAAAATCTCATAAGTCGTTGTCTTTTTCTGCTCGGTCTGAAGTTCTTTTACTCGGTCTAAAAACTTTTTAGCCTCTTCAATTGCTGTATTTAATTTCTTGACATCCATGGTCTTTTACTCCTCTGAATCTAGATAAATTCTCTTAATATTAATAGTTGGCGAGACAGTTACTGCATCCAATTATACCGCTTTCAAGGGTCAGCATAGCTATCTTCTTGCATATAGGACATTCTTCTTCAACCCAAAACCCAACAAGAATAGCATCCAAGTTTTAAGCCCTCTAAAGGCTCCATAACGTGACCCTCTATGAATCCTGAAACATCTATGTCTCGCTGCCAAATGACCCGAATATCAATCCAATCAAAAAGACCAATATTCGTCTTACTTTTCCAAGCCAATTTCTTGGCATCTCGCGCGGTCTTGGCGACTATAGCAAATCCTTCGCACTCATCAGGATCGGGTTTTATAAAATAGCATCTAAGGGTCATTAAATGTCACCTCACGTAACTGAAATTTGGGTTCGGACTTGGTGATTGCAATGATCCCATTATATCTCTTAAGATCTGATTTAATTAAAATGTTTGTGTAATCATGAAGGTCTAATCTCATGTCCTTCATATAATCCCGCGGAATGTAAGAAACGTAATCCCCTTCCGAAATTAGCTCTTTTAATTCCTGCGGGGCGTTGTTGAAGTTCCAAAATTGAATAAATTCGTTCATTTCATTACCTCCCTCGCCAGAATCCTCTCTGACAGTTTTTCCTTCTTTTCAAGGATTTTGTTAATTCGGGCTTCAATTACGCTATTACTATTTAATTCATAGAAGGTCATGGGATGAAGTTGGCCTTTTCTTTCTATGCGGCCCATAAGTTGCGACACTTTGGCCGGATTATAGGGTTTATCGATTATGATCATTAGAGACGATATTTGAAGATTATGACCTTCCTCTCCCGCAGAACTTATTAAAAGAATCCTCTTGTCTCTTTTGAAATCCTCCAGTTCATTACGCCCACCAATTAACATCGCATATGGCTCCTTAAGAATACATCGGGCAACAATCTCTAGGGCTTTAACGTATGGTGAGTATATGATAATCTTTTGGTCACCAGATTCTTCAATGATATTTGCAACTTCTAAAAGCCTCGGGGATAATTCTATGTCTTCTGGCTTAATCTTTTCTTCTATTAATTCCTGCGCTTTAGAGGGTACATACTCCAGTCCTTCATCTCCAAATTCAGGACCCAAAATCTTGGCCCACAAATCTAATCCTGTTTGTTTTCTATCCAAAGAGAACGAAAACGGGAGTAAGCTGGTTGAGATTATATTCTCCCTCGCATAGGTAAAATACTTGAGAATATTATCTGGATCATCCTTTGCGAGTTCCAAGAGTTTTTTCTCTATTCTTTTTTGCTCTTTAGACATTTCTACGGTTCGAATAACGGTAGACGCTGGAGGTAAGTTCAAACACTCTCTTTTCTCCCTGCGGATTACAAGAGGTTTTATCAGGTCTCTGAATTCGTCGACATTCTTTTCCCCTCTTAATAACCAGTATGATTTCCCGTTATGTCCCTGCTTCAGTTCTCGGATCAGGAATAGTTCCGCAAATTTTTCATATGATGGAATAAAATTAGGGCTTACTATATTTAGTATGGTATAAAACTCCGCTAATGAGTTCTCTATGGGCGTTCCACTGAGTCCGATTGCGTATGAGGCCGACTTTCTCAGTTCTTTAATAGCTTTAGTCCTCTGCGAACTACTCGCCTTAGCCCTCATGATTTCATCACATATAAGAAGGCCCCCGTTAAGAAACTCTTTAGCTCTATCGAGATCCACTTTGTCCCCTGTGTTTTTCTCTTGTTGTTTTAATAGGTCATACGAAATAATAGCATATTGGCAATCTCGTGCTAAATCCCATTGCTTTTTACGCTTTTCTTTAGAACCGTCTATTATTATGCTTTTTGGTTCCATGTGATTGAATTTGATGAGCTCAGAAAACCATTGAGACCGAAGCGAAGCAGGACAAACTATTAAATTTCTCTGACCAAGAAACTCTGCGTATGCGACGGCGCATATCGTTTTTCCTAAACCGATATCAAGCGCCACTATTCCCGAACCAGATTTCTTACAGAATTCCAAAGCCTCCTTCTGATAATCAAGTAACATTTTATGCCTAAAATTATCTTCGAAGATCCGCGTTGGCCTAAACCCAATTTTCGAGTTGTATTCATCTAATACAGCTTTTGAAGGTTGTATGCCAAAAGATTGAAGGGTTCTTACAACATGCGGCTGAAACTCTCCTCCCCTGGCCCAGAACTTCCCTGCCGGGTTCCAATAGAATCCGAGAACAGATAATTTATTTCTAAGAGAGGTGGAGCTATCTGCAAGGACAGCTAACACCTTCTCTTTGAATCCTTCTGGAATTCCGAACTTCATTTCGATCAAGGATACCCCGTTATATCTTCCATTTCTTGAATATAGCTAATATTAAACTGTTTCATTAGCCAATCATATCTAAATTTAATTTCACGAGCGTCCCATAGGGCGTGATGCTCTATTTTGCCTTCCAATTCTGGTAATTTTGGGTTCCCAAAATCCATAGCCATCTGTTTTAGGTCTAAGCAATACATGGGCCATCCTTTTGGAAGATCTATCATGCGTCCGAAAAGCTGGCACAAGACAACCCAATCATAGTCACCGTAGTACCCAATCCAACTTGGTCGTTCTCCAACAAATTCAACAATCTCTTTAGCAATAGTTTTCCTTCTTTTCCCTATACTAAAATCTAGATGTTTTATCACATTATCGAAAACCCAATCATCTGCAAGATGTAAATTGAGGTCTATAGGATCAACTACGGCATAATATTCTCTTCCATCTTCCGCGACGATTCCGATACTTAAAAGTTGAATTGGATACTCAGGACCAGCCTCTATAAATTCAGTATCTAAGAAGTATTTCATATCCGCCTCACAAATTTACAATTTCCACCGTAGTCTCAGACCGGGCCATCCACCCAAGATTGTCCTTCGTTCCCCTTCTAAATCAAATTCTTTTACGTCTTCCTTCATTAGTCGAAGGGTCCGATCTAGATCATTCTTAGTCCTTTGCTCTTGCTGGAATATAATATCAACGACACTTTGATGTAATTCGTCTGGGAGGTCTACGTTAAGTAAGCTTTTTAAAATTAGAATTTGATTCTCTTCAATGCGATTTATCCTCTGTTCTAACTCGAAGGTCTCTATCACGTCTTAATCTCCTCCACATCACATTTATGGGCATAATAAGTCAAATTTCCGTTAACTTTACAATTCCCATAATGCCCAAACTCGAAATTATCTCTCCACAGTGAACAGTTTCCACAAATTCCCTCAATAGGCTTTGCTCTGAACGCCACTAACATATCTCCATCTCCTTTTCTAACCAATTTAGAAAATCTACTACATGCTCCAGTCCAAGACCCGCTTTTCTCGCTCCGGGACTCAGAAACTCTCTGTAGGCAAACTCATTAAGGACCACTGGATAAGTTCTCCCTTTATTTTCGGGGCGGTCTAGTTCATCCCGGAGGGCTCCTTTTAATTCTTCTTTATGTTTCTTACGAAGAATTTTAGAACTATCCGAGTTCTCCATGAGTTCGAAAATTAGAGCGTATATTCTTCCCTTATTCATCGATGCCTACCTCAATGCTTGAAATGTGTGGCACTTCCTCTACCCAAATTCGTGCATCAATTTTATCGCCTATCCATCCCAATTTATACGCAATATCATATGCTCCTCTAAATGCCTCATCATATGTATCCGCAGTACAAAACGGACTATCATTAATCATACCTACAAATTTAGTAGTTACCAATTATTTATCACTCCCCTAATATTCATTCCCTCGAAGAATACATATGTAGCAACCATAAACCAATTTTTATTATAATAAAATCCAACAGCAATTATAAAATTTGACACGAGCCAAATAGAGAATCCAATTGCTCTAAATAGCATGGCAGAGTCGGATGTAAGATATGCTCCACTCATACTTAAAACCATCGCTAGAGCATACCAAGGCTTAGTTTTTATCTCATGAATCAATTCCTTCCACACCATCTACTGCCTCCATCCTCCTCTTAAGCTCATTAAGTCCTTCTTGAGACTTATCTAGTGAATTGTTCAAACTTTGAAGATAATAAGTAATGTTATCCAGCGAAGTATTAATTGCGCCCAAATTATAACTCCTCTCTTTTATTGCTTCTAATCCCTCTTCGGTAATTTCCATGTCAATACCCCTTTCTCGCGTGTCCATTATCGCATATATCTGCATTACAATTCTTCTCGGTGCAGCCCTCATAGTAATTACAATCTTCGGGAAACGGGCAGTAAGAGAAAGCCTTATTAATTTTTAAAGTCTTAAATATTTCTATCTTGGGAAGAAATACGGATTCGTCAAAGCCTTCAAAATTCCTGCTTTGCAATTCTTTTCTGACGACAGAAAAGATAAACCCATAAGCGGCACAAACATCTTCCAAATCTTTAACTTTGGCGGAAAGAGTCATTCTTCGCCCGCCTCGAATATTCCATTACTTAATCTCTCGGCATCCATACAAGATTTGCATCTGTAAGCTCCACCCTTTGGCGCTTGGCCTAAATCTTCATTAAAAACCCCACAAGACGGATTTTCAAATTTGCCCGTTCCATAAAAATCTACGTAACCCAGCGCTTGACAATTTCCACAAATATCTGGGTCATCCACGTCTATCTTAATTAGTATTTGCCTCATTTACTACCACAATCCCCAAGTTTTTATACCTTCTTTCCCGTTAAAATGTCTTCTAATTATTCTTCCAAAGAGCGATCTTTCTTTTTCGGAAGACTCACATAACTTTTCGAACAGATCTGCTGCCATATCTCTTCGTTCCTCATTTAGAGAATCCAGAAAATTAGATATCATTTTTATAGCTCTCTCATCCTCCATTCGCAGGTAACAAGGCCAACAAATACTAGCATCAGATCTATAATTGTCCGACTCTTCGTCCTCATAGTAATCTAAATCTTCAACAGGATGCTTATTACCACATTTAGGACAGGTTACATCAAAATACATTTCCTTCCTCTTTCAGCCTCTCTATATCTTTTGCTCCAACGCCCGCCAAGAGGAGCATGGCTTCCGTGCGCTCTCCGGGACAATCAAAAACGGAGACAAGGCACTTAAAACCTTTACCTTCCCTCTTCTCGCAATCTAACTTAGAACAGAGTCTCATGTTCAGATCCTATACGTCGTAATCTCAGACTCTCTTTTAAACGCCGCTTCCTTCTCTCGAATCTTTCTGTTGATTTCCGAAAGTCTTTTCCCCGCTCTATAAGCGATATTCATCATCTCTTCTACGTCTCTAATAGAAATTGCTTCTTCGAAAGCAGGAACTTCAGACTTGCATACTTTAATTTTATAAGTAATAAAATTAGACTCCTCGAAAAGATCGCAATTAAAACTAGCCTTATCCATGAACAAAATTACTTCTCCAGATTTATAAACTCGCGGATAACCCTTAAAATATTCTTCGGGGAGATGGTTCTTTGGAAGCACTCCTTCTGCTCCTATAAGAACTCTATAATTCTCGACAAAAGGCTTGTAATTTCCATGTTCGTATTCAACCACTGCTGGGACATCCCTTGGGAGGTCCCATTTAAATTCCATGTCAGTCATCGTTCAACAACTCCTCTATGATTTTATTTACTCGTTCCTTTCGTCTAAAGGATGAAAAATCAATATCATTTAGCTTGTTTAAAATTTTACAACTTGATTTATCAGTAAAAAGACGAGATAAAACAAAGTATACTCCGCACATCCATTCTCTATCGGATAAATATTGATGAGATTTATAAACAGAATTAGAAGAACAAATATCTGTAGATAGAAGATCTATTCCCATTCTAGACTCAATTTCAGAACAAATTTCATGTTCAGATTTTATCTCTTTAAATTTTCTTAATGGTTGCGCTCTGTCTTCTAGTGTCCTTTCCCATTCAAATCTGAGTATTACGGAGACTTCCGTTGTTTTAGAGTCCTCAATTGACTTATCAGAATCTGATTCCAACCATTCCTCGAAAACTATTTCGTCGCCTGGAGATCCTTCCATATTCCTCACAATTTCTGCGGGAATAGTTATTGTCCCATCTGAATTAATCTGTGGCATTTTATACCGCACTCCTTCTCACGGTTCTCTTTTTATATTTGCGCGGGATTTTCGACGGGGCTTCCTCGCCGAAGGTAGCCTCAACATCCTCTTCTTTTCTCAATGTTCCTTTAATTCCGCTATGTTCTACATAGTTTTCTGCGGTTACAAGCTCAGATGCAAATTTTCCATGATCTAATACAGATTTAATAGTAATTAAATGTTCCGCTTGAAGTTCTCGAATCGCTGTTGCAATCTTTTCCGTTGCTTTCCAAGTTTTATTTTCGAATAAAGAATCGGCTGTAACTATGTTTTTTTTGTTTTTCTCTTGAATGCGCCCATAAAGTCTTTGGGAATAAGAAGAAAAGGTCACTTAAAAACCCTCCTCGGGAACTCGTATTCGCGACGAGTTTTTTGCCAGTTTGACACTTTGCTGAAATATCCAATAATTCTTGTAACATATTCGTCTATTTCTTCTCCACAAATAGAACATTTGATGGAATTCCCACAAATAGTTGTATGACCGTTTTTACAGGTACCAAAACCATAATTCACGGCCATGTGACTTATGCCATTTTGAACAGAATACTCTATTAAATGTTTCATAACTGCGGGATCTTTAATTTGTTCTGCTACGTTTAAATGTAAAATTCCTCCACCACTTAAAATTTCCATGAATTTTCCAGTAGTAATAATCCTTTCCGGGAGAGATACATTTTCCATTAATGGAATATATTGGTTGCTGTAGAGTTCGAACGGAACGTTTTCTTCCCCAAAAATAATTTTATCTTTTTGGCAAAGCTTCGAAGCAACCGCCTCACCCGGTATTTCCTCCACATTAAAGCTGTGTCCTGTCTCTACACTTGTCTTTTTGGCGAAATCCTCTATGTAATTTAAAACATCTAAAGTGAATTGGGTTCCTTCTTCGGAAGTTATGTCAAATCCCATCAGTTTGTTGGTTTCTGAGACCCCTATAATACCAATAGTAGAAAACAAATGATTCAAGGTGAACCACCCAAGAGGTTTGAAGAATTTGAGAAAACCTCGATCTACCCTTCTTCGTAAAATTTCCTCGCGATGAATTTGTAATAGATCGCGGGCAGATTCGAGGATTGAATCAAGTTCTGCATAAAATTTCTTTTGATCATTTTTAGATTTTAACGCAATTCTCGGGAGATTCAGCGTGACGACTCTATGTGATCCAATTTGAACTCCTCCATTTCCCAATGTATCAGATTTAAATTGCATTCTTGAAGAATCATTGACAAGCCGACAACACGAACTGATTTTGAATCCATCATTAATATAAATGTTGAAACATCCCTTTTCTAAATTAACTTTGGACACAAAATCAAGGAAATCTTTGTCGATAATTTCTTTGTCTTTCGAGACACATATGTTAGCGGTGCAAATCGGGAAGCGATAAGGCAAACCACTAGCAGGGTCCCCTTTTGCAAACCATTCTGCAAATATTTTTTGAATATGCATTATATAATCGAAATCTGGTCTTGACCCGTCTGGGTATGTATAATGCTCAAATACCTTTTCGAGGTTTGGCCTATCAAATAAACTAAAATTTGTAAACGGCGATTGGCCCCCAATGCGGAAGGCATTATTAAATATGTGGACCGTTTTTTGGAAATCATTTACGATGGTTTTGTCTGGTAAATTTTCCCTTTTTGAATACCAAGCGTAATTCACAAATAAATCACCGAGGGCGAGGGCTCCACAGAAAATTTGCGAGTTATCCATAACAACCTCCGCTGTTTGTGCTATAAAAGAATCTGCTCTTTTAGGAGGAAGACTGTGTAGCGATCCATATGGTCGTCCCTCAATCATTATCATTGAGGTACTCATCGCAAAACAATACGGTTGCTGTATACCAATTCCGCTGGCGTCATGAAAATAAACGTCGCCAAGTAGGATAGATTTTAATAGATCGTTAGCCCTCTTCACATCAAATCTTTTAGTTGCGTATCTATGTAATAGATAATATCCTTCGATTTTTTGAATCCCACGGACAATCTCGCTTCCATAATTATTTGGAGATATTCCTTCATCCGCATTCGCGTTATTATCGATAGTTACGTTTGATAAATTTTGAGTAAAATACGCATGAGACATAGATCCTACATCAAGACATCTTCCAGAAATTCCATCGATATCAAGGATTTTTGCCCCATAAATGGTTTCATTAATAGAATCATATAAACAATCAAATTCGTGACTCAAAGTACAATTAATTAACATTTTTCCATCAACCTCTTTTGTTAAGTATCGTTTCAGTGGCACTCCAATACCCTTTATGTTAAAGGTGCCTTCGTTTTCTAATTCTAAAATATCTTTTAGAATTACAACTCTAAGATTTATCTTAGGAAATTTATCTAAAAGTTTTAATAATTTAATTTTAGCGTCCATTCGCAAATAACCTTTAATTTCGATATAAGTTTTGTAAAACGGTAAATATAAATCCGGCCTGTAAGTTGAATCTCCAAGGTCGAATACCTTGGGCTCGTACAAAAAATCGATATTCCTATCCAATAGGCAACTGATAAATCTCTTCTCGTAAGAAGACCTCAAATATATTTTATCTCCACTGGGCAAAACAAACCATTCTCCTCGGACTTGATGAATTTTCCCATAAGATGGACTGTCTTTTCCTCGTCTCGATCTTTTTAATTCCAAATCTAAACAACCACAGGATTTAGTGCGTCCTTTTCTCAGACTTCCACCATCAACACACGTCTCCTTTCCGCAATCACATTTGCAAAGCCACTTGGCGGCATTCCATTTATCGCTTCCAGATCTGGAAATAACTAATAATCTTCCAAATCTTTCGCCACGTAGATCTATTAATCCTCCTCTATTACATCCACAGCTTTTTGTGTTACCGCTTCCTAAATCAGAAGTTTTTACTATGGTAAAATTGCCGCAATCACAAACACACTTCCAATAACGAATTCCGTGGATATTGTGATCTAACTCTATGACAAATAATTTTCCGAATCTTTGTCCTATAATATCGATTTTCTTTCCCGTTAAACCACAACCTTATAATAAATTCTTTGATTCTCACTCGCAGGAAATCCGCCCGTTTTCAATTCTTCTATGTAAGGTCCGTCTACGATCATATTCATGATAGATCTAATTTCCGACGGGATTTTTTTATAAAGCCATCCCGTATAAAGGATATTATACGAACTTGATCTTAATGATAGGTCTAATACTGCCTCAATCTGTTCTAAGGGTTCTCCTCCCAGAAAAACAAGAGCTTGATAGAAATCCTTGTGTTGCTCCAAATGATCTATAATCTCGTCCGTATCTAGATCAAATTCCCCATTAGGGTCCTGTAACTCTGGATTTTGGCACCCTTTACACCCAAGGGAACACCCCTGAAAAAACACATCAAGAGCAACTTTTCCAGGAGCGTCGTTCATCGAATCTGAAATACCCGCGCATTTAAACCTCATTAAATCCTCGTAACAAAATTATAGTTTATTTGATAATCTCCAACCATTAAATATTTGTCGCTCAGAGTTTAATAATTCAATCCTGTAAAATGCTTATCAAATTCTTCTTTCCCAATAAATCCATCGCTTAATGCACATTCCAAAATCCAATTTCTTACATGTTCTGCTTCGTAAGAATGCTCTGGGTATTCTCCGTAACACTCGTCGTAAGACCGAAAATATAACATTAGGCGGTCTATGGTGATTACACTAATAGTGGTCAAGGTTCCGCTACTGATGCTGCCATCATGAAGCAAACCGTCTAACATAATGTTATCTCCTTAATCCAATCTGCATAATCTTTCTCATATCTTCGACCGACCCAATCAACCCATATCCATGCCCCGCAGCCTTCACATAGTTCCGAACTTAATCTCCCTATATTGTTATGTTTAAAATCCTTTCCAAAAATAGAAATGGAACAGTCGCGACAGAAAGAAGCCACTTAATCCCATCCCACATTCTTACTCGCGCGGACCTGTTCCTCATCTGTCAATTGAGATTTCTTAAATTTCATTCTCTCCGCAAAGTAATCCCCTACTTCTCCCTGGAAAAGCGAGGCCCTATAGGTGCGAATCTCCACGCCCTGAGCATTTGCTCATAATTCATGGCGTCAATTCTGTTTTTAGTGGATTCATCTATCATTTCTAAATCACACCCAATCTTTGCGCTTCACAATCTGCTGCGGCCTGTTCATTCCTGATCTGCCACTGAAGGCATTCTATTTTGTCGCAGATTAATGAATATTCAAGATCCAAGGATCTCTTCTCTGATTCAAATTCTTCAAGTTCCTCAACAATATCTTTGGTATGTTCCAGAATATAAGCATCTCTTTCTTTGTCATTAGTTCCTAATATTTTCTTGTCTGTTGTACTTACGATATACGCCTTTCTTGTTTTAAGTAACGAGCCAGTTTCCAAAACTTTTTCACTAGCAGCAAACAATTTTCTTCTAAACACACTCTTCTTTTCGTAAATTTCTTCTATTTCTTGATTAGTTGGCATATACCTCACCCTATGCTTACTACTGTATCCAATTCACTTTCCAGCCATTTCCCCACGATTCTTCTGTGACAGAACTCTCCTGCGGGTTCCCAACAGAGAAGAACTGGATTTTCGTTATATATTTTAAATAAATCCTCATAGACTTTGTTGGGGTCTGAGACTCTTAGCTGCATCATGTACTCCGATGTATACTTTTCCTTATCAATCTTCCCGTCTCTGTAGTCTTTCACGAGATTCCAAGACGGGACAAGAGGACTATATCTCGGACCCGTAAAAATATTGGGCACTGAGTTGGCTATACTTACGCCCAAGGATCCACTATATGTAAAGAAAGATGAGGTTCTAATCTCGCGGGTTCCCTTTAAGTAATTTGACATTTTAAACCTCGTTAGGACGGTATACACACTCTTCAGGATTCTTATCCGATCTAAATCTCAAAAACCTTGGATGTCTTAATCTTCCCGAGGGGAGCCTTTCTTGACACTCTACTTCTATAACTTTTCCCAAGTACTTTTCCTTATTAAGGCTAATTTCCTCTCGCAGGGCATCGTCCATTCCGGAGCAGGACCCGAAATTTACAAGTTTTCCCTGGAAATATTGGCCAAACACCAGGGCCCCTATCCAGCCATTATCGTATAGTCGGGAGGTAGATTCCTCTCCTGAAGATTTCTTTGTAATCTTGGTTGGATCTTCAAATCCCGTAATAATTACATCAAATGTGGCGTGGCGTTTCACTTTCGCCCAGCCCCGAGCATATGAAGCTTGGGAATCCTTAAGGATCACACCTTCTCCTCCAGCTTCAATAATCTCTTGGTAAAATCTCTCCTTGTCCTGTCTCTCGACCGGAATAATATTCAGGTGTTTTTTAGGATCTGCAATATCAGAAAGATAACCTAGCATAATATTCCTGCGAGTCTCGTAAGGAAGTCCTCGGATATCTTTCCCTTCATGGTCGAAAAGAATATCAAACACGTAATAATCCACGTAACCCGACTCTTGTTGAATCTGGATCGCCTTTTCTGGAAGAGATCCCATAATCTTTGTAACTTCCGAACTCTTAGAAAGTAGTCCACCTCTTACAATCTCTCCATCAAATACACATCCGGCGAGATCTATATCCACATTTTCATTCGCGAAAATATCGCGTAAATGTGGAATATTTTGAGTCTTTTCCGTAAACATTCCTGGGGTCTTTTTTAATTCGTGCCGTGAAGTAAATCGACTTTCGCCGACACCAACATGCATCAGGTACCTCGATCCGTCCACTTTGGGCTCTCCTATATAGCGATCCGAGGTCCACATTTTAGAATTGAACTTGGTCCTTGCTTTTCCTGGCTCTATCTGTAAAATTTCCATAAATTTCTAAGTCTCCTCTCCTTTCATCTCTGTCTTACTACTATTTATACTTAACTAGTTCATTCCTCTTTTACTTTTTAGGATATTCGTCTTTAAGTTGGTCTCCTTTATCTCCGGCTCCGAACTCCACCCTAGATGTTCTCTAACTCGTTTAATCGTTCTCATATTATTAAAAATAGCAGTATCAAGATATTCTAATTCTTCTTCAGTAATATCTTTTTCCGTATTCTTGTCCCTACACTGAACCACTCCAAGTCCAATCCCAGTTTTTAGATCCCTCTGAAAAGCAACTTTTTCTTGCAATTCTAGAACAAGTTGTGGAAGATCTTCCTGGACCACTAGGAAATTATCCATATTTGTAATTTCAAATTCTCTTTCCAAGCCTACTTCATCATGAGTATAAATAAAATAAGTATCCTCATTGTTTTCCACAATAACACCCCTTTTTAATTTCTCTTGGAACTATACAGCCGTCCATGATTTTTCTTATTCTGCCAATGAGAATAGAAGGGCTCCAATCAGTGCAATAAAAATCTTCTCCAACCATAGGAATTCTTTCCGTTAAAAGATCAATGCAACCCCAGCAAGGACGACCTGTGGGGACAATAGTGACTCCATCTTCAATATCGGACATAAATAGAATAAGGAAGGTTTTATTGCCTTCCAAGTGGAACTATTTTCTCTGATCCCGTCAGATCCGATACAAGAGTAGTTACATTGGTCCCTTGGGGAACTATAATCTTGGAATTATTCCTAAA